AAGTTATTACACCTGCGTTATTTACTGCTTTCATAATTATGCTACTTTATTTATTGTTGCGAATTGCTCTGTGTTTCCATTTGTAGAAACTATACTTATTAAATTTTCTCCACTTCCATCATACGTTGAAGCATTTGTAAGTTCTTTTACACTTGTTGGTAAAGTTAAAGTGTAATTACCACTAATAACTAAATTGATTTGCATACCAGTCGAAACATTAGCAAAAGTTAATGTTGTATCAGCTCCTAATGTTTTAGTAAATGTTGTAGCAGTTGCCCAATCTACTTCTGTACCACTTAATGCTGCTGCAGTAGTAAACTCTGCACCTAATTTTGCATAAGTAACTCCATTATCTGCAAGTTTAGCTGTTGTTACATTAGCGTCAGTTATTTTTACTGTTGTTACTGAATCAGTAGCAAGTTTAGCATTTGTTATACTTCCATCGGCAATTGTTACACTTGGAGAACCCCAAGAAAAACTTCCATCTCCATCTGACAATAAACTTTGACCAGAAGTACCATTTCCACTTACATTTAAAAGAGATGCACCAACTACGTTTGTAGATGATGTCCCAATTAAAGTTCCAACTGCTGCTGAAGAGATGTTTCCAGATGTATCAACTGAAATACCAATTGAGTTTCCAGCACCGTCAGACAACAACTGTAAAGTTCCTGATGCGATACCATTATCACTAAATTTTATTAATGATGAATAAGTATCTTTTATTTTATTACCTGTTAATGTTGCCATATTATTTTAATTTATATTTTTTCCCAATTTTTGTTTTCGTGATTCCACTTGTGTGTATTAGTTGCCCAATATTGTTTTAGTTTTTTTATAACTGTTATTACTTTATTTGCTATTTTAGGTATTCCTAGTCCAAGTCCTAACATACTATTCTATATAAGCAATTATTTTACCAGCTGAAACACTAATCGTATGGAATGAACCATAAATTATCATTCCAGTAACTAATTCTAAACTAGTAATTGTTGTATCACCTTTGGTTGTGTTATTTGTAGCGCTTATTGTAGAATCTTCAACCACTTGAATAGCGTTATATTGCTCACCAACAGTACTTGTCTCTCCAGAAGCAATAATTTCTAAACCAAAATCTCCAAAAGCAGATTTGTGATAAACCGAATTGTAACTCATATCATTTGCCATAACCTAAATATTTACTACAAAAATAATAAATTAATAATTAATGCTTTCGCCCTTGACCTCTGTATTTTTTTTTAAAACCTGACTGTCCTTTACTTGCATTTTTACTATGGCGTCCAGGTCTTTTTTTCTTTGGCTTTTCTATATAAGAAACAAATACTTTTTGTGCCATTAGCTTGTTTTGTCTTTAAATTTCTCAAAAGTTCTCATTCCACCAAGACCTAACATTCCAATAAGTACTGTCATTAAATGTTCCATTTGTAAAGCTGGAGGAGCTGTTTCTGCTCCCATATACCAAACAAGCATATCTCTTAAAACAAAATTATAAGCAAGAGCCACACCGCACACCCAGCCAATAAAGGGGCGCCATCCAGCCACAAAAATTGTTCTATGCTTGGCTTCCATTTTATTTATCTCCGATTGTAGTTCTATTAATTGTTGAGGGTCAATTTCTTTACCTTTTATAAGTTCCCTTATTTCCATACCAAGACCTCCAATATCGGATGAATCTTTAAAACCTAGTAATCTTTTAAGAATTTTAAGCATCTAAATCAAAATATTTATATAGTGTGTAACTTTTTCCCTCTGGTTTCCAAGCCTGTAATACAACCCCTCTATTTTCTCTTTTAGAGACATAAGAAACGTGAATCCAGTCAGGATTATCATTATCTCCTTTTTCCCATATTAACTGGTCAAAATCTAAATTGTTTTTTATATAATAAAATAATTCTCCATTTAAAGTGCTTCCAAGCGTGTCAATATCAATTGCCTCACCTTTTGTGTGTTGGCTTGTTTTTTTAGAGCCTATTGCCTCACAAACCTCTGGAGACCTATAAAAACTATTTACTCTTATAGGGTGGTCACACCACTCTCTTAATGGTTGAAAAACTTTTTCAGCAACTTTTTTCATTGCTTTTACTTGTTCTTTGTTTGGAATGTTTTCTAATTCTAATCTTTCTGCTGTTGTAGAATTAACAGCTTCATTCCAAGAAATGTTATCGCTAATTTTATTCATAATTTTTAAACTTGCAGAACACGATTTGAAATATCAATAATAGAGGTAAAGTAAGTTTTATCGTTTCTATCATCCTCTAAATAAGTAACGCCTTCATTTACACAAGTATAAACGTGAAAATCATTACTTGATAAATCAAAATAGCCGCTTGAGCGTGTTCTAATTATTACTAATATATCGTTTACAATAGTATTTACTTCTAATTCTCCTCCGCTATCACTATCAAAAGCCGTTACAACTTCAATCCTTGTAAGGGTTTCAGTTATAAACTCATCAGCGTTTTGGTCGGCTTCATTTGTTTGCACTGAATAAATTTTTATATAAGGCTCACTTGCGCTAGATGGAACTCTCCCGTAAACAGGTACGTTTGCACCACCATAAGAAATATTGCCGTTTAAAGCGGTAATCATTGCCTGTCTAATATATTTTATTGGGTCTTTCATCTTATTGCTCTTTTAATTCTATATTCAAGGTTTTTAACTAGCAATTTAATTCCTTTTTCAATATTTCTATAAAAAAATGGTTGAGCTTTTTGAAATCTAGTTCCTTCTTCTACAAAACCACTATAAGGCGCATTTGAAAAGACAGTTATATCATTTTCTTTTGGCTCAAATCCAACATTGTTTCTTAAATTTCCTGTATCAACTGGCGCACTTCTTTTTATATCCGTAGACATTAAAGCACCAGCAGTAAACATTTCTTTTTTTAAACCATCCTTGTCAATAGCCTCAAGAGCGTGGAATTTCCTTTGCAGTTTATTTACATCATTTTGATTCAGCTTAATCATCTTAATCTTTTTTTGTTGCCTCTATTGTAGTGTAAAAATCTTGTGTGTCGTTGTATCTGTTGTTAATCCTATACAACCCTGATACTCCTTCAACCTGAAGCAAATCTCCGTCAAGTATTTGGTCTCCAGTTCGTTTTCTACAGCGAACTTCAATAGATACATATCTATCACGCTTTCCATTTTGTGTTGTTATTTCTCCTGATGTTTCTTTTACTTCTGCCCAAATTGTATATTCAGTCGCAGTTGTAGCAGTAAAACCACCAAAGTTATCACTGCTTTTAGTTTGTCTTTTTACTAATACCCTTGTATTTAAGTTTCCTACTTGCATTAAATAAACATATTTTTATATGAATCTAAAATATTTCTAACATTTGTCGGCACTTCATTAAGAGTTACTCCAACCACAAAGTCACTTCTGTTATCATAATAAGTTGCCACAAGTTGTGATAAGGCTTGTTTTAATAAACTATCATCTTGTCCACTTGTTACATAGGTAATTTTAACTTCTTTAGATGGCAGATTATTTAAAGCAATAATTTTATCATCTAATCCATAGGCTTCATAATCTGTAGTTGCAGTTCCCTCAACAGTAATTGAGCTAACAGAAGCCACTGGTGAGAAAGGCAAAACAAATCTGTCATTGACACTTGCTAAATATAAAGTTCTATTTTTAGCCACTATATCTCTAGATATATAGTTTTCGCACCATATTCTAGCTTGTGTTATCATTTGACCTATTATTGTGTCATCCGCTGTTGTATCAACTCTAATAAAATCTTTAGCCTCTGCTGTAGTTAATATTTCACTTCCAGTAGTGGAATTAATTTTTATTTGAGTATGAAATGTATTTAAAGGTTCAGAAAAATATGCCATTATTTTTTAGATTTAGTTATTCTTTTTGATACTTTTTTTTCTTCTTTAGTTTCTTTAATAATCTTTTCCTCTTTATGTTTTACTGCAATATTTTTAGAAATGTATTGTCTTGCTGTTTTATCATCAACATCAACAACTTCATTTTCTTTTCTCCAACCTTTAGAAGAATAAACATCTTTTAACATTTTTACTTTCATAACATTTTATTTTAAACAAAGATAAAAAAAATGCACCACAAGTATTTTTGCAGTGCATTATACAAAAGAGAATTAATTAAACTCAAAGTTATTAAAATATTTTGAATTATCATTTTTCATATTTAATCTTATACACAATCTTTTACCATTATTTTTAAATATAAAAAAGCCTTCATATAATTTAACATATATTGCAAAAAAGTCTACATCGTCCAAAGAATAGCTTTTATTCCAATTAACTGAAACTGTATGCCTATTTTTAGCTTCACTTTGCCACGAAGATTTTACTTGTATTTTATATAACCCGTTTGGTGTGTCTACTATGCAATCATAGGGTGATGAATCTAATAATGGGTAAGAAATAATAATATTATGTTTTAAACATTCTGTACCAAATAAATATTCAGCATAACAACCACGTATATTATTATCCACAAATTCAAGATACAAAAAAAGTGGCTAACCGAAATTAACCACTTGACTAACAAAAACTAATTAAATGAAAAACAATGTTAAAGAATTAACATATACTATAAATTAAAGTTATTCTTTTCTAATAACTTTTCCAAATGCGCTAACGCCCTCCAAGCTACTTTAGCGTCGTGATATAATCCATCATCATCTAATTTACCACACTCGGTTAAATGTCTCATTAAAGCGTTTAAATCGTCTTGAGACTTTGTTCTATCCCAAAACAGTTCTTTGCCAGGATTATGTTGGTCATTTCCAACCTTACTAACCAAAGCTACATAAGCAAGAGCTTTTGGAAAGTATTTTACAACCCCACTATAAATCGGAAAGTTTTTTCGTTTCTTGTGTTTGTTCTGTTCCATTTAATTTATCTAATTCTGTTTCTATTATATTTAAATCACCGCATATCTTAAGTGCATCCTTAAGTTTTAATTCAGCGCAGTAAAACACCTTGTGATGTAATTTATTTAAATCTTTTTTAATTTCCCCTAATGACATAAAATAAAAAGTGTATTAGCATTATCATCCAAAATGTAAATTGAGGTAATCCCCAGCAAATATATTTTATAAATCTTTTTTGCCATTCTTTATCTACTGGCATATTTATATCTTTTTGTGTTGCTTTATGAATTGTTTTCATTATGGTAAATAATAAGTTAGTGTTCCTATAATTCCTAATATGATAAATATTACTGTATAAGTAATAAAAGCCCATTTAATCATTTCTTTTGTTTTCATAGTTTTATTTTTAAAAAGATGCTGCCCTTTCAAACTTGACTTACTAAACTCCTCACTAGGATAATAATCCATTGTTGATATCGGTTTTAGTGTTTTGGTTTTACTACGGGTTATCAGCATCTGTGTTATTATCTTATTCTTACAATTAATCTTTGATTACCAAATTGATTTTGTAAAGAAGATTTAACATCTTCAATTGTTACATTCCATTTTACAAGAAGATTTGCTAATTTTTTCATCTTTATTGTAATCCATCTTGTTCTGTCTTTATCCATAGTTACCATAAAGTCAGTTGGTATTGAATCAAATTCTTCAGTTACAGTGCTACCTATTTCTAAAAAAGTTTCTGCTTTATCGTTTATAAATGATTGTATAAAAGTATTTTCCATTGTTTTTGTTTTTAATTAATCTTTTTTTAATATTGTTTTCATTTTATTTATTAGCTGAATATCTTTTATTTGCTCTACACAATCATTAAGAGATTTTTCAGTTATTGTTGATGACATACAAATAATAGCTAATTGCTTTCTTTGATATTCAGGCAGCTTTAAGACTGCAGTTGCTAATTCTTCTAAAGTGTATTTTTTCATAGTTATTAGTTTTAATTTGAAATAAAATTAAACAAAATATTTTAAATAATAAAATATATTTACTTTTTTTTAATAAATTTTAAAGTTTATTTAATATAGGGGTATAAAAAAAGGGGCATAAAGCCCCTTTAATTAATATACTACTCGATTACTTATGCAGTCTCAAGTGCTGTTTTAGCTGTGCTAAACGTTCCTTGTACAATTGCATTTGGTTGGTAGTTTGTCAACGCGATTCTTTCTGAAACTTTTACAGTTACGAATCCATCTCTGAAGTTAGTAGAATCTTCTCTTGAGAATTCAACAGAAAGGTT